ATCGGCAGTGTGGGTATGATTCTTTGCAGCTGCGCCCACCTGATCGGCAGTGTGGGTATGATTCTTTGCAGCTGCGCCCACCTGATCGGCAGTGTGGGTATGGTCCTTTGCTGCGACTTCCACCAGGCTTTTACATGGCCGGTGGCCGTATACTTTAGGCATGGCGCTTCCTCCTCATTCCTGGTATTTATCCCAATAGCTGGCCACATACTGCGCATGCTCCTTGCTGCGCTGGGCCGCTCTTTGTTCGCAAATTTCGCGCGGGGTGTCAATGTGTATCATTTCGGCCCCGTATATGGTGGCCATTCGTTCCCGCTCCATAATCCGGGGATAACCGCCGATTATATAGGCGTTGTTCCATTCGCCATAGCGGGTTTTTATCATATCCAGCATGCAATCACGCATGCGGAATACATTGTGTTTCAGTCTCTCATCATGGCGGGCAAGGCTATCAACAGCCGCCGCACTTACGCAAGCCCATATTGCATCCATGTCCAGCACCAAATCACCTGCACCGGCCACACTGGCCGTATAAGTGGTTTTGCCGCTGCACGGGCTGCCATGTACAACATAAACCTTTTTCATTCGCGGGGCCTGGGGCTTGGCGAATCCAAAGCGCTCATGTATCTCATTATGGCAGCGGTGATGCACCAGGGCGATATTGTCAGGGTTAAGGGCTATGGCAGCATCATTGACATTGCCCAGGGTCAAATGTGTTTTGTGGTGGGCTATCCGGTCATACTTGTAAATGATCGGCTTGCCGCAATGTTCACACCAAATAACCCCGTTTTCATCAGCCCGCTCGGCGGCTAGGAGGCGTATGAACGCCTCCCATGCCTTGCTGCGGTAAAAGTCCTGCAAACTGGTGATCATATGGTATAACCTCCTCACCAGCTGTTTTTTTCGTCCATGTTCTTTTTATGCTCAAATTCCTTTTCGCGCTGCGCCTGGGCTGCAGGTTCGGACATATAGCCGCCCCAGTTCATCAACAGGAAGCGCAATGCCTGGAAGTTAGGCGGATAATAAACCTCCTCCTCAACCTCTTCAATGCCATCCTTTGTATTGATGAATCTGATCTGCTTCCTTGTATAACCATGGGCCAGCATTTTCATGGTCTCTTCAAGGGCTTTTACATCCTCAACATGGTCATTTGTGGGGGGCAGTTTTGTTGCTTTCAACGCCTCTGCAAACTCCGGATACTGGTTTTTATATTTTGACCATGCAGTGTTACCAATGCCCAGCAGCTCCCGCATTCTCTTTTGAGTAATGCCGGTTTGCGCCATCACTCGGATTGAATCCAGATTAGGCAGAATCTTTGTTTCATATATCGGCGTTCTGCCCCCCTTGGATTTATCCGCCGCCATGGTATCACCCCGCCAGGGCTGCCCAGGTCAACGGACCGCAGATGCCGTCAACAGTCAGATTGTGTGTGGTCTGGAATGCCTTGATGGCCTCCACCGTTTCGGTGCCGCAGTCACCATCAACGCCATAACGTTCAAGTTTGCAGCCCGCTGCCAGCAACATGCGCTGGCAAATCTTCACGGCCAGGCCTTTATCACCCTTGCGAATAGTAGGCACCGCACCAACCTCCCTTTTATTGGTGTTTTCGGTTTTGTTGCCGGTCGGCTTTGCGTTATCGCTCACCTTGCCACCGGCCTTTTTGATCTCCTCGGCGGTGTATTCAATGGACGGGCACAGCCCCCAAAGGGTAAAGCTGCGCGCGCTCATGGCGTTATTCTGTACGCCATGTTTGAAATCCCTGGCCTCGATCACGCGCCCACCGCCGACATATACGCCGACATGAGACAGGCTTGTATTGAATACCAGCATACCGGGTATTTCCGGCATACCGGCAGATATCTTGCCTCTGATCTTGCAGGAATTGTACATGCCCTTTGCGCTTACATCCGGGAGGTCATTGCGCTTATACTTGATAACGCCATCCAGCTCCCAATAATAGCCCTTTATAAGGCCCACGCAATCGGTGCATATCTTACCCAGCGCAATATGCTTGCGGTAGGTGTCCATCCTGCTGGCGGTGTAATGGGAAGGATACTGCTTCTTTTTGCCTGCAAGTCTGGAAGTGGAGCAGGCGTTGCAATAGGTGCCATACCAGTACACATGCTTACCACCTGCAATGATATCCTTGCACCATTTCACCAGGCCCGCGCTGGTTTTACTCATTGGTTTCACCTTCCTGCTTTGCATCCGCAATCAGATGCTTGCCGTTCTGGTGCACATATACGGCCAGGGCTGCAGAGCTGATACCCGCCAGGATATTTTCGGGAGTAACTGCCCAGGCATTTACCCACAGCACACCGACAACGGCAACCGGCAGCATGATCAGGGGTATGTATTTATTCGGGAAATCTGCCCAAACGTTTTTGAGTACATAACCCAGCAGGAAACAAACTGCCGCAACCGGAATCACTGCATACTGCTGAACAAGTCCCATTATGTCAAGTTCCATATTCAAGCCTCCTTATTTGAGCATATCGAAAATGAATGCAATAACTGCACTGCCCATAGCCATGGCCACTGCCCAAAGTGCTTTGGTCACACCGTCAACACGGCGGCATACATTCCGCACACTTTCATCAACAGCGGCCTCATGTGTTTCCTGGTGTCTCAAGCGCTTTTCATGGTCATTAAGGCGGTGCTCATGTTCTTCCAGCTGCGCCTTATGCCCTCTCAAGCGCTCTTCAAAAACTTCGATATTGTCCAAACCACCCACCCCCTCTGTTATTTGTTGCCTACATAATAAAACAGGCGCACCAAATACTCCATAGCGCCATTTGTGCGCCGTTTGTGCACGGAATATTGCACAGGATATTGCACCGACTGTGCGCAGAAAGTGCATAAAAAATGGCCAGGGAAGCCCCTGGCACAAAATAAAAGGCCGGGTTTCCCCGGCCATGTGTGTACGTTATTCAGTTATTCCGGCAGCGCAACAGTTGCAATGATCTTCACAGGATTATCAGAATAATCAAACAGCTTGCCAACCTCGATCTCAATGGGGCTGGTGGTATCTCTCAGCACATAACCCATTGTAACTTCAATGGTTGCGCCAGGTTTGATATCCAGCAATGCTGCGCTGGAATCCGCGCCATCAACAATCATGCCAATTTCAAGCTCAATACCGCCCTGGAATACCGTATCAGATACGGCAGTTATGAAAGAATCGGTTTCATCACTGTTATTGGTGAAAAGGTACTTCACAACAACAGCCGGGCTATCATCGTAATCCTTGCTTATTTCAACCGACACAATAACAACATGGTACTCACCAACATCACCCTCGGCAATTATGCCGCTCTCCATGGTGGCAGCGGCCTGGCGGTTCGACAATTCAACATCAATCGCGCCGCGCAGTTCCCGCAGTTCCTCATCAGTCATAGCGGAAAAATCAACGCCCTCGGCCATTGCAGCAGTGCTGCAGAGCATCATGATAGCCATGATCACAACCAACAGTTTCCTCATAGTGGTTTACCCCCTATATATTGATATAGGTATTATAAACCTTGCCGCGCAGCCATTTGTTGCGTCATTGTAAATTATCGCCAATTAAAGCGCAAAGGCAGCCTTATTGGCCGCCCTTGTTTATGTCTGCGCGTATCAGAGCTTTTATATATCCCTGTTTGTTCGGCTGTTTGGCCAGTTGTTCCAGGATATCGGCATCTGTTGAATTGACAAACTTTAATGACAGCCGCGTGCAGTTGTTGCGGTCGTATCTTTCCTGCGGTGTAAGCTTCTTTTCTTCCATAGGTCATACCTCCTAATTACCGTTTGAATAGCCGCCGCATGGCAGGCCGTACAATTGCGAATACTGCCACAAATATGGCCAGATATGCCAGCTTTCCCATAATGTAACCCCCTTGACTTTTTTGCTTGTATCGTTTACAATATGGGGCGCAGGGCAGATGCCCCGCACCCCGGGTCTGTTACCAATTCAACCATCGCACAATGGCTGCGGTTATCAGACCGGAAAGGATTGCTGAAAGAATGTCGATCGCCAGATTTATCAGTCTTTCAGCCAGCGCCGTAAGCTTTCGCTTGCGGCGTTTTCTTTTCTTTCCCATCGGTATCACCCCCTTTCTGTATAGTATTATATCATATGTACATACATATGTCAATACATATGGCTGTACATATTCGAGAATTAACAAACAAAAAAGCGCGGGGGTTCCGCGCCTTTTTTCAGCCCTGCAGGCCATTATCTTGCAAATACTTATCTGTATACATGTACAGCGCCAACCTATCCAGGGCGCGCCGTTTGCGCCTTGATACTGTTGATGGGTCGCAATCCATGGCCTCGGCTGTTTCCTCATTGGTAAGCTGCATTATGTATATACTCTGTATGGTGAGTTGTTCCTCGGTGGGGAGCTGCAGCAGGGCTGCGGTGATCTCAGATACAAATTCCCGCGTTTTATCCCCGCTTGCCGTCTTTGCCCGCTTTAATTCGCCGTAGACGCACAGCGCCCGGTGTGTGAGTTTATATGCGTCCACGCTTCCACCTCCCGCAATATTGTGGCCGGTCAGGCCACCAGGCGTATTGTTACCCGCACAAAATCCGCCTTATCATCAACAATCGAATCACTCAGGCCCCTTATGTACTTGCGGTTGTCATTGACAATTATGCCCGCTTTTTGCATAGCATCCAGAATAAACTTTTTTGCACTGAATATATTATCCAGGTCGCGCCGCTTATCGCTCTCATGCCACTCAAAGAATATCTTTGCCGGTTTATTTACCGGGTGAAGCTTCCCGGCCAGCCTGGCCGCCCTGATCTGCCACATTATAAGCTCCTCAACATCCCTTTTGAGCAGCGCGCCCCGTGACCAATGGGAGCGGTTGGCATTCGTGTAATCATTGAGAGAGGGCAAGCGGCCCTCAATTACAAACTCATTATCTTCCATTCTTCCGCTCCTCCTTGTACATATGCTCAAGCGCTGCAGCAGTTTCCCGCATGGCTGCCATGGTGTATGTATCGCGGCACATGATTGCCTCGGGGTTAAGTGCATGATAACGTATGATAGAAATATCACGCGGTTTGCTATGGTGCATCACCATGGCGGTGGTTGCGATCTCCAAGGCATATGCCTGCTGCAAGTCAGGCACTATGGTGCGCGGGGTGTCAATCATGCACAGCAGTATCCGCAAGCATTCTTGTGTTGTGGGTGGGTTCCTCATAACTTTCACCTCCTAAACGTGATATGTCCTGCGCATCAACAGAAATATAATCAATGCCCTCAAGCTGCTCAAACAGCTTTGCGAACGATTCCGCGCAGGTCGTGAAGCACATTCCGCTCCTGGTGGTTACAGATGCCCTAACCATGGTTATCACCTGCCTCAGGCAATCCGGCCAGGACCCGCAGCATGGCCGCCGCCTCCAGTTTCAAATCACGGGCACAGCCCAGGCCGAATGCTTTATGACACTTCCTGCATTCAGCAGTCAAATTGGCGCAGGCCTTGAGGGATTGCACCAGGATTTCAAGCGGCACCGCCGCCCCTCGGCCGTTGTTCATATCTATCGCCCCTTTCATCCATCACAGGCCCAATATCTGGCGGGCCTTTTCGCTTTTCTGCCTTGCAATGGCTTTGCGCCGCCCCTCGGCGCTCACATGTACCGGCTGGCACATTTCAATGATTCTGTCAAATACCCGCTTATACTCCATCTGCTGGGGGTTCTGTATCTCATCCAGTGAGAGATTGGTTGTAACTATCAGCGGCCTGTGTGCCTGGCATCGGGTATCAATGATCTCATACATCTTTTCGGCGGCATAACTTGTCTGCCGCTCAAACCCTATGTCATCCAGCACCAGGAAGCCCACCTGCGCGATTTTGTCAAGTATGTATGACTTTTCGCTTTCAAAGTCCCGGGCCATGGCCGTTATCAGTTGTGGTATGGTAGTTATCATGGCACTCATGCCATTGTCGATCATCCCATTGGCAATAGCTGCCGCCCAGAATGTTTTCCCGCCACCAGTGCCGCCATGAAGCAGCAGGCCAATGTTTTCCTTGTACATTTCGGCACGCTTTTCAATGTACCGGCTGGCAAGGGCTGTCATGTTCGGGGCCTGGCCATCATCCTGGGCCATTGTCATGCGCGCATATTGTGCGCTGGTAATGCCCACCCGGCGCAGCTCATTTATGCGGGCCTGCTCGGCCTCGGCCTTTTTCCTGGCCTCCTCGGCTTCCATGAGTTTTTTTTCACACTTGCACATTACCGGCACAGTACGGGTGCCCACATATGGCACCTCAAGAATCATCTGTTTCCTGGTATGGCAGGTGCCACACATTATAAGGCCATTTTCTCCAATATAATCATTGGCACTGCCGGGGGCCCATTCCCGCTTTCCAGCCTCGGCCATTGCTACCATACCCGCAAAGGTTGCACCAATTCCGTTCATGCTATTGCCTCCCTTGTTATGTTGGGCGCGGGCGGGGAATCGAACCCCGCGCAGCTGTTAGCGCATCCTCAAAAAATCCATTGGAGGTGACAACCCTCCTTTTTTCTTATATTTTTTTGATTCTGCTGCCCCATTCCCAGGGCCGCGCATATCTTTTTAATAAGGTACATTTATGTAATCAAGCACCTTGCCAAGCCCTAACCCCTCTTTGCTGGGCTGCCACTTGCCATCTACCATTTCACCGCCGCCAATGCAGTATTCATACTGGCGCGGGTGGGTTTCCTTCAATCGTTGGAAGCGGTTCGGTGCCTTTTCAAGATGGCAACCAAACATGCAGAATATGCAGCCCGTTCTATTGCAACCGGTGGTTTTAAGTACATCCTCTGGCTCATAGTCTCCTAAATAATCAATTGCATTGATCTGCCCTTCAGTGATCTCTGCATCATCCTTTTCATCAACCGCGAT